GCGCGCCCCCGCGGATCGCGAGATTCGCCCGCCCCCGGGCTGCGCGCAGATAGGTGTTGAGCGTGCCCTGCTTCTCTTCCTTGAAGCGGTTGTGCGGCAGCGTCCCCCAGACACCCGCATCGACGCCGATCCCGTTGAGGTCGGGCGCATGGACATAGCCAAGTTCTGCCGCGGCCTCGGCGAAGGCCGCATTGACAGGTGCCCAGGATTCGAGCCGCCAGCGCTGGATGACGATCGGCCCGGCGTCTCCGTGGATCGGGTCGTCGCCGAAGTCGCGGTCCGTCTCGATCCGCCGGAACAGCGGTAGGAGGCTCTGCCAGTCCCATCCGATGCAGCCAAAGTCGCGGGCCCAACGGTCCATGTCGGCGGGAGCGGGGCGAACCGCGATGGCGGAATTCACCATCGATGTGCCGCCGACAACGCACCCCCGCGGCAGTCGGATCGCCCGTCCGCCGCGCCGGCCCGCGAGGTCTCTGTCGACGAAGTTCCAGTCGAGTTCAGGGGCGCCCGAGACGCGCCAGGTGTGCGCGCCCGATACCGTGAAGAGAGGCAGGCGCACGGCCTCATCCGGAAAGTCGGGCCCGGCCTCGAGAAGCAGGACCGACAGATCGGGCGACTCCGCCAGTCGGGCGGCAGCGACCCCACCCGCCGAGCCGGCGCCGATCACGATCACGTCTTGCAAAGATGACATGGCCACTCCCCCGCCGTTGCAGAAAACCGCCCCGCCCATGTGCGAGATAACGCTCACGAAATTACCATTTCTTTTCATATTACGTCAACATTTTTCATAAGGCGCAGTTGTCAAGCGACATCCAGTTGTACGAGGCGTCGTGCAACGGAACCGCTCCGGGGCGCGGGTTTTTGGACGGTCAGCCGGTCAAGAAGATCGTCGCGACTGCGAGGACGGCGGCTGGCTGCGTCCAGCATCTGGCGATGGATGGCATGGGTGCGCTCCAGTTGGGAGAGCCGCAGGGCGGCGCGGCCGGCGCGTTCGCCCTGCCGGCGGAGGTTGAGGATGAACAGGGCGATGGTCAGCGCAGCGAGTGCGAAGCCCGCCGCGCGCAGCGCCCAGGGCCGCGCGAGCAGACCGACCACGAGGTGCACCCACATCAGCGCAGGCCCCTTTTCCAATCGTCGATCCGCGCCCAGACGGCGACCGCGATCCCGCCCAGCGCCAGCGCGACGAACACCCAGCGCAAGCTGTCGAGGTAAGGCACCAGCGGCAGGATGGCGCCCTGCGCCTCGGTTAGCACCTTCTGGGCGACCTCGACGCCGGCCGCGCCTATGGTCGCGACGCCTGCGGCACCGGCGCCCTTGAGGGTGCGGCTTTCGGCGAGGGCTTCGCGCGCGGGCGGCGCCTCGGGTGCGAAGGCTGTCGCGCGCGTCGGGAACCGCTCGCCCCAGACGCGCGCTGGCCCGAGGTCGATGTGGATGAAGCCTGAGCGCGGGTAATAGCCGAAGCCGAGGAACCCGACCTCGCGCGCCGCCGCCTCGAAGGCATCGGGGTCATGGTTCGTCATGGCGATGTCGAAGGCCGTGCCGTCGAGGTGCTTCGAGCGGGGCGCGCCGCCCACCGCCCGGTTGTGCTCGGGTGAGCGATAGGCGGAGCGCAGGATGAGGGGCTTGCCGAGCCGGTCGCGCAGCGCCTGCAGCTTATCCAGCGCCTCAGGGTGGAGCTTCAGCTTGCCGGTGCCGCGGCAGGCGATCTCGGCGGGCGAGAAGTTCGGCCAGCGCCAGAGATCCATGGGCACGTCGCGGAAATGGGCGAAGGTCGCGCCCAGAGCAGGAATATCCGCTGAAGGCGGCTTGGGGGCGGTCGTGGCCGAGGGGGACTTGCGGGGTGCGGGCATGGGGTGATCCTTTCGAAGGTTGAGCCCGCCCGCTCATGCGACAGGCGGGGGATATCGGGATGCGCTGCGGCCCGAGGGAACGATCCGCGCAGTCGTGCGAAGGGCGTCGCTTCGCCTCCGCCGTTCAGGCGCGCGCGCTGCGGGGGGCCTGCGCGGGATCGGGCCGGGATGCGCCCGGTGGGGTGAGGGCAAAATCCGCGAGCCGCTGATCGAGGCGCAGGATGGCGGCGCGCAGATCGCGCAGGGCTTCTTTCAGTTCCGCCCGATCCTCGTCGCGCTGTTCCTTGCGCTCGGCGAGAAGGGTCATGATGCGCAGCACTTCCTTGTCGTGGGTGCCGAGCTTCTGGTCGTGGACCCAGAGCATGGCGGCCATGGGGATGATGACCCAGGTCATGAGCGCGTCGATGAGGGTCCAGAGGTCGATGTCCATGTCGGTGCTCCTTGGGTGTATCGGGGGGTGTATCGGGGTAATGGGGTAGAGGCGGTGGTTCGGGGCATGGCGGATGCGGGCGGCTCATCGCCCTCACGGGGGTGGGGCGCCCCCAAGATGTCCGCGCCGCTCGGATGATCAGCTCGTCAGGCCCGGGACATCCTCGGTCACGAAGACCTCGATGAAGCCGAGATTGGGGAAGGTCTCGGTGGTGCCGTCCATGTTGGTCACGCGGAACGCGGCCTCGTAGCGGCCGGGCGTGGCGGTGTCCCCCTCGGCCCAGAGATGCTCGACGACGGCGGGGCGATGGGCCGAGACGACCCCGGCGGGGCGGTCGATCATGGTCGCCCCGCCCCGCGGGCGCATCCGGAAGCGGACGATCGCCCCGGCAAGCGAGGCATCTTCGGGCAGCAGCGCAAGTCGCAGCGCGGGCGAGGTGTCGCCGCGCTTGATGGTGAACCTGAGCATGGGCGTCAGCCTCGCAGGATGCGGCCGGAGTTTGTGGGCATGATCCGGCCGCTCAGACCAATGCGCGGCTCGGTGGCGCGGCGGAGCGCGGGCGGGGCGTTCAAGGAGCGCGCGGTCAGCGCGACGGCCCAAGCCGAGGCGGCGGTCGTGGTCATCACGGGGCCCCGCGCGTTCGCGCGCCCCGCGGTGGCGAGCCCCAACCCGGCGAGATCCATCCGGACCACAGTCATCGCGCGACCCGCAAGCCCGGGCGCCAAAGACAGATTGGCCGCCCCGCGCGCGATGGTCATCGCTTGCGCAGCGCCAAGCAGGGCCATCCCGCGCGCGGCGTTCCCCGCGACCAGCGCGCCGCCAAGCCCGGCCCGGGTGAGCGCCAGATGCCCCGTGCCCGTACCCCGGAGATATGCTCTCGCGGATGCATGACCTTGCGCCGCGAAGGCCGTGCTGGCCCCCGTCACGGCCGTTGAGGTGGCCGCTTCGAGATCGCCATCGATCTCAACGACCAAGCCCATCGCGGCCCCTGTCGCCGCGGTGCGGACCTCGCCTTTGCCCAAGAGTGAGAGCGCGCCCTGACCCCGCGCCGATTGGGGTGTCGCTGCCGAAGCCTCGACCATCCAGCCGATCGCCAGCGCGCTGCTCGCGTTCGTGGCGAGGCTTGTGCGCCCGGCGCCGCGCAGCGGCACGCTGTCGTCGAGGATGGCGCTCCCCAACGCCGACATCGCGGCAGCGCCATTCAGCGAGACAAGAACGTCTTCGGCTCCGGCCCAAGACACCGCGCTCGCCACCGCCTGCCCTGCGAGGCCGATCTGGCAGTCGGCGTCGCCGAGAACGTCGACCTCGCCAGAGACGGTGCGCGCCACCCCGAAGCCGCCGATTGCCATGCCGCGGGCGGCCATCGTCCCTTGCGCCGCGCCGCTGAACCTTGGGCCGAGGCCGCCATGTCCGGTGATCGCGTTGCCGGCTCTGCCCGGGCCATCTCTGTGCAGCCCCAGCACCCCGGCCGCGCCACCCGCGCGCGGCTCGAGGATCGTTGCCCTGGCGCTCCCCGTAAGCGCCAGAACCGCCCTATCCGCCACCGCGATGACCGAAGAGCCGCTGACCGCCTCAGCGGCAAGTGCGGCAGCACCGATGATGCGGGCAACACGCGTGGTCGCGGCGTCGCACTGCAGGCCGAGCGATAGCGTGGTGACGAATTCGCCGGCGGCGAGAACTGCCGCGGACCCCTCACCCTCGAGCGGCAGCCGCGCGCCCGCTCGGGCAGTTGCGGCGACGCTTGCCCCAGCCGGCATCGCAATGTCGAACCCGCCCGCACCACCTCCGGTCGCGCGACAGACAGTCGTGCCCGAGCCAGTCGTGCCGATGGCGCGCGAGAACACGCCGCTGGTTCGGCCTGACATCTGCGCGGTGCCATGGAAGACAATCGCGCCTGCGCCCTGCATCGCCAGCGTCGTGGCGGCCCCGGTATTGGTGCCAAGGGTGATCAGGCTCGAGGCACCTGATCCAAGGCTGATGCTGGCCGTCGCACCACCGACAAGCGCCAGGCTTGCCGCGAGAGCGGCACTACCCGAGCTTGCGCCCTCGGTGTCATGCCGCAGATCGAGCACTGCTGCCAGCGAGGCAGCAATCCCAAGGGTGCTTGCCCCGGCCGCCTCGAGCGCGAGCCCATCGACCGCGATTGCACGCGCGCGAAGCTGCGCGGCGCCATCTCCCGTCAGGGAGAAGCCCCCTCGCAGGCTGGCATCACGCGTCGCGTCGGCCCGCGCCGCGCCGTCAAACCAGATCCCCAGCACGGTGCGCGCTGTCGTGCGGGCGCGCGCGGCAGCCGCTCCCGCGAGGGGCAGGCCCTGAACCCGTGCCGCGATCGCCGCGACCGACACGGAACCAACGGGCGCGATGCCAAGCCGGCCCGTGGCTGCGCCGGTACTCCGCAGGCCACCGATGACAGCGCCCGCAATCGGAAGGGGCAACGCCATGCCCCCGTTTGACCGCGCAAGGGCCGCGGCCGCGCCCGAGAGCCCGATGTGCCGCTCGGGCGCGTGGTCTTGGGCCTGCCCGGACACGGCACCGCGCACTGACGCGGAACCGCCGAGGGGGAGGTGCGCCGCGACCGCACCGAGCCTTGCGGGCAGGCCAAGCCCCGCATCGGCCATTGCCGCGGCCGCGAGCGGCGCACGCCCGAGCATGGATCAGCCCTTGGGTGCGGGCGGCCAGACGACCGCCTCGGGGAAGCCCTCGCTTGCCGGCAGATCGAGAAGCGCGCGGCGATAGGCGATCCAGGCGGCCTGCGCCTCGGGCGCGAGATCGGCCCAGCGCAGCGGGTTCGTCACCACCGGATCGACGGTGCCGCGCAGGAGATGGTCGCGCATGGCGCGGGCCTCGGCCGCGGCCCGGGCCAGAACCTCCTCGCGGCTCGGGGGGATGTAGGGGGCGACGTCGCCGCCCGCGATCAGCGCGCGGTGGAATGCGGCGACATCGAAGCCCGCGCCCCGGTCTTCGGGGTTGGCGGTGAAGGGGATCCAGCCCCAGAGCGGGTGATCGATCTCGCAGTCGATCCAGCCATTGGCGAGAAAGCGGGCGTTGCGGCCATGCATGTCACGAGATCCTGAGAAAGAGCCCATAGCGCGAGCGGTTGTTCGAGGCGGCATTGTTCGCGCGCACGCGCCCCATGAGGCGCCAGGAGCCGGCAAGCGCGGTGGCCCCACGGGTGAGGGCCGTGCCGCTCAGAAGATCGTCGGCGCCGTTCGCGGTGGTCGAATCGATA